GAAACTTCTCTTGAGCAAATGCTTATTGATATATCTGGAATTACAGATGAGCGTGGTTTAAAAGTTGCAATTAGAGGCACAAAATTAATTATTCCAAAAGAACTACAGTTTATTGCGGAAAGATTAATGGCGACAAACCTTAGAACTGCAACTGCTGACAATGATATTAATGCATTAAGAAGCATGGGTATGCTTCCACAAGGTGCTGTCGTAAATCATTTTTTGACAGACACTGATGCGTTTTTTATTAAGACTGACGCGCCAAATGGTTTTAAATTGTTTAACAGAAGCCCAATCAAAACAGCTATGGAAGGTGATTTTGACACAGGCAATATGAGATTTAAAGCAAGAGAAAGATACTCTTTTGGTGTATCTGACTGGCGTTGTGTATTTGGCACAGCGGGTGCTTAAATAAAAAAATTAACAAGTGTAAAAGGGCGGCTTGCAGGCCGCCCTTTTTTGTTATATAGTTTTATAAACCTTGACTGCATAAGCAGACTAACCCAAGACAAGGAGGATTTTCATGGGTAATACAACTTTTTCAGGTCCAGTCCGTTCCGAAGGAGGCTTTACTTCTGTAAGTAAAAGTTCAACAACTGGTGCCTTTACAACTCTTTCAAGCATAAGTTCAACCGGTGTGGCGTCTTTAGATGCTAATACTTTAGCCACAGAAGCTGGCACAGGTATTACTGGAGGAACAGGAACTATTTATAGAAGTTCCGTTATAAGAACAGGTGGTATAATACATACAAACATTCTTATTGATTTAACAGGATTAAGGTCAACAGCATCTGGTGATATTATTGGTGTTAATGGCACATCTAATGTTTGTCATATTGGGCAAATTACTGCCGCTAGAAATGGCACAATTTTAGCAGGTCGTATGACTTGTTTTGAAGCACCTGCTGGTGGTGATCCAGATATTAACGTGCACTCTGCTACAGAAAGCACAGGTGTTGAGGACGGAGCTATAAGTGATTTGACAGAAACTTTACTTGTAAATGCAGGCGATGCAACAACAGGTAGCGTTGTGACATTTACAGGTGTCCCAGCGGCAGATGAGTTTTTATATTTAACCCTTGGCGCAACAACAGACGCTGATTACACAGCCGGTAAGCTTTTAATAGAATTATTTGGTTACGAGGCTTAATTAGGAGGACAAAATGGCTGATACAGTAGCAAGTCAAACTATTGATGACGGTCCTAGATATGCTGTAATCAAATTAACAAACGTAAGTGACGGCACAGGTGAAAGTGCCGTTACTAAAGTCGATGTTAGTGGTCTAGCCTCAAGTGCAAACGGAGTAGCTTGTACAGGAGCTACCATACAAAAAATATGGTGGCAATGTACGGGAATGAAAGTAAGTATTTTATTTGATGCTACTTCAGATGTTTTAGCAATACAGTTAGGTGAAAATCAATCTGGTTATCACGACTACACCTCTTTTGGTGGTTTAACTAACAATGCTGGTTCAGGTAAAACAGGTGACATTAAGTTTACTACTGTTGGTCATAGTAGTGGAGACACCTATACTATTATACTTTACTTGAAAAAAGAATTTTGAGGATGGCTCAAAAAACAGAACATAAACTTGAAGTTGCTTTGGCACGTTTGGAAGAACGTGTCGAGGCCCTTCAAGAAGACATGAAAGAAGTGCGCTCAGACATGGTTCAACTTAGAGAAACAGCCAGTCGATGGAGAGGTGCTTTTTGGGTTATGATGGGTGTAGCAGGAGCTATTGGAGTTCTTGCTAATTTAATTTTAAGTTGGTTTAAATAAGGAGAAAATTATGGCTATGAAAAAAGTACCTGCTAAAAATAAAGGTTTAAAAAAATTACCGACAGCAGTTCGTAATAAAATGGGTTTTATGAAAAAAGGCGGACCCGCAAAGAAAAAAGGTTATAAAGCCGGTGGAGCTGTGAAGAAAAAAGGATATAAATTAGGTGGAGCTATTAAATCTATTAAAGCAAAAAAAGCTGCTCCTAAAAAAATGATGGCAGGCGGCGCCATGAGAAAAAAAGGTTACAAAGCCGGCGGTAAGGTAACACCTAAAAAAATGATGGGTGGGGGTGCTATGCGAAAGAAAATGATGAAAAAAGGCGGAGCTGCTAAAAGCAGAAGATAATGCCCTATCTACAAAGTAATATTCCACATTTTAAATGTTGGGTAAGAAGGGAATATACTTGTAATCATCAAAAGTATCATGGAGATTTTTTACATGCCATGGCTATTGCCGTTACAACTATTCCTAATCGTTGTCTTAGTTTCCAACTTATTTTTACAGGTTGTGAAACGGATGGCACAAAAAATCCAAATGTTCACGGGGGTGCTATGTGGGCAAGAATGCCTATAACAGCTCTTATGGCGGATATAGTTGTAGATGAGTGGCCTGACCCTATGGCTGTACATGATGCACAACCATGGGATTGTTCTTCTTATACACACGCTGTCTACACTTTAGATAGAGCCACACCTTGCCCCTGGATGGCTAAAATAGGCGGTAATTTTTATCCTGCAAAATACCTGTTTACTGTAGATTATTCTGAAAGTGAAATAGCAGATGATCCAGCACAGCATAAACAAAGTCATGTAATGTATTTATTGGACGCAGGAGAATGGACAGGTAATCTTGTAGCATTGCCAAACAACAGAGTTCGTGTTACACATCCAGCATGGTTTGAAACAGGACAAGGAGCACCAGATTTTTTACCTTCGCAGTATATACATTACTCCAAATCTGATTTAGACTATACACTAGACGTAAATAAAATTTTTGATAATTTGTACAACGAGGAATAAATGGCTTTATCTGGATCAACTAATTTTGAACTTGCAGTTGACGAATATATAGAAGAAGCATTTGAACGCTGTGGTTTAGAAGTAAGAACAGGCTATGATTTAAAAACTGCAAGAAGGTCCCTTAATTTAATGTTAGCTGAATGGGCTAATCGTGGGCTTAATCAATGGACAATTGAACAAAGAACACAAACTGTAACAGCAGATGATACTGAGTACGATCTAGGAACAGATGTTATTGATATTCTTTCGGTTGTGGTTAGAAGAAGCGGCACTGATTTCAATATGACAAGAATCAGCAGGGACGTTTATTTAGCAATACCAACTAAAACAAGTACAGGTAGACCCACTCAATTTTTTCTTGATAGGCAAATAACACCAAATTTAAAAATATGGCCTGCGCCTGAAAACAGCACAGATGTTATTCGATACGATGCACTTACTCGCATAAACGATGCAGATACAAACCAAGATACCATTGAAGTTCCTTTTAGATTTTACCCTTGTTTAACGGCGGGTCT